TTCTCAAATCTATCGCTTGACCAAGCATCAGACAACTACATTGCAAAGAGAATTGGTGATGCTTCAAGACGCTGGGATGCCAATAGTGGTCACTACGTAGAAGATGGTAGCTACTCAAATAAATCATCTTTTATTCGCGTTGTTATGGCCGAGAACGATATTGCTCCAACCAATCTACCATGTGGCTTCCGCATGGCTAATCTAAACGTTCCAACTATTACCGATCTTGATCTTGTTAGCATGCCCGATATTGAAACTGTTCAAGAACTATCTTCTTCGCTAGCCAAGAGTAAAAGATTTGGTCTTGTTGTTAACGATGATACTTCCGACGTTATACGTTATGCCGGCTCTGGAGCAAGAGACTTCGATGGTGGTCCACTGTGCCACATGGATTATGTTGCTACTGTGGATAATATGTTTGTGTATGAACAAGGCACCGAAAACGAAGAATCGCTCCTACTATCAGGTTCATTCTCTGGTTTTGATATGCCACTTTACGATGGTTTTGATGCAAAAGATATAACTCGCAAGGAAGCATTTGTAAGCAACGCCAGATTATCAAGCGGTAACGAAACAAACAATGCTGCTTATCGTGCAATCAACCAAGCTATCAATATGACTGCTGTAGCTGAATTCATGGATATGAATACCCTATGTATTCCCGGTCTACAAAACAAAGCCCTTGTTTCAAAGATGGTTGAAGTTTGCAAAACCCGTGGTGATGCAATGGCAATTATCGATCTAGATGGTGATTATGAATATCCACATGATACTGATGGCGCCGAAGTTAAACCAACCAGTGTAACTCAAGTTGTAGATACAGTAACTAGCTTAAATCTTGACAATAGTTATGGCGCTGCCTACTTCCCCGCTGTATTCGTACCAAGCGAAGGCATCTATATGCCTGCGTCACTAGCTGCTATTGGAGCTATTGGTGGCACGGAAGGCCGCTCCGCTCTATGGTTTGCTCCAGCAGGGTTCAACCGTGGTGGTTTATCACAAAATAATTCAGGAATTGGTGTATCAAAGACTGCTCTACATCTAGTTTCCTCTGACCGTGATACTCTATACGAAAATAACATCAATCCAATAGCTACCTTCCCAAACGAAGGTGTTGTTATCTTCGGTCAAAAGACCTTACAAGCAACCCCATCAGCCCTTGATCGTGTTAACGTTCGCAGACTTGTTAACTTCATCAAGAAAGAAATTTCAAGAGCCGCAACACGTGTATTATTCCAACCAAACGTTGAAGCTACTTGGGATTCATTCAAGGCTGTTGTTGAACCATTCCTTCTATCAATTAAGAATGGTTATGGTCTAGATGATGCAAAGATTGTTTTAGATGAAACAACTACAACTGCTGATCTTGTTGATCGTAACATTATGTACTGCAAAGTGTTTATCAAACCAACCAGAGCCATAGAATTTATTGCTATTGACTTTGTTGTTACAAACGCTGGTGCTTCTTTTTCAGAAGCTTAATAATTAAGAATACAGGAGAAAAATAAAATGGCATTCTGGAGCGATTTAACACTAGAACCAAAAAGACAATTTAAATTTAAAGTAACTTTTCCAAATCTAAATAATGGCGCTGCTGGTACTGAATCAACCTTCCTAGCTCAATCAGCAGATCGTCCATCATACAAGATCGGTGATTCTGCAAAAGTGCATTATCTTGATAAAGAATTCACCTTCCCAGGCAAGATTACTTGGGAACCAGTTAAAATAACTTTCGTTGATGCAGTTGGCGATATGGCTATGAACGTTGCAAAACGTTCTTATGACTACCTAGCCCAATCAGGTTGGGTTAGACCAGATCTAGCCGGCGGGATCCTAACAGAAGCTAAAATGAAAACAATTTCAAAAGCTGGCGCTGTTAACACTGCACAAGGTGGTGGATTTATAACTGTACAAGTTCTTGGTTCTGACGGCAGAGCAGTAGATACTTGGACATTAAAAAACGCATTCGTAACAAACGTTGTATATAACGGTCTAGATTACAAAGCAGAAGAAATTCTAACCGCTCAATATACAATCCGTTTTGATTGGGCTGATTTCTTTAGTCCAATTGGCTAATTTTTAAATATCGGTCTACTTATTTATAGTATAATAAACTAAAAGAGGAAACCGATATGGCATTCTGGAGCGACCCATCTGTATTGCAGCCTAAACAAGCGCACAGGTGGGTCGTTTATTTGGGTGATCCCAAAACGTCAGATGCCGTTCCGCATTACATAGCAAAATCAGTTGATAGACCATCTTATGAAACTGGCGTTATTCAAACAAAACTTTTATATTCGCACGTAATTAACTTTCCAAAAAGGGTTGTTTGGAAACCAATTAAAATTGAATTTGTTGATGTTGTATTGAACGATGCTACATTAGACATCATAAAAGAATTCAGAAACGGATCTCCTGCTAGAGCTGATTATTGGTCCACTCAGTTATTTTTTCATAATTTTTTGAGAAATAGTGGATATAGACCAAACAACATAACGCAAGGTATCGATTCTGTTGATAGCACTAGAAAATACAATTTTAAAGATAATATGGTTAAATCATTGTTTGGTGTTACCGTAGATGGAACAGCTACCAACGCTTCTTCTTCAGAAGAAAATTTACCAACTTTAAATATTTCTGAACTAGATAGTAACGGTGAAAGAATAGAAACTTGGGAATTATATAAACCACTAATAACAGCAGTTAGTCCAAGTAAGTTAGATTATTCACAAGATGGTGTACTAAATATAACAATTGATATATCATATGATTGGGCAGAATTAGTTCCTAATAAGATTAAAGTTGGACAAACTGTAAAATCATCTACAACGAGATCTACAAGCAAACCTGCTGATAGTCAAAAAATAACAACCACAAGAATAGAACCAGCTAATGAATATATGGCTGGGTTGCCTACTAATCTAGCAATACCATATACAGGACCAGAAAGATTTAGTGGACCTTCTACGACTATTTCGATTGGCCCCACAAGGGACACTCTTGGACGAACAGAGATACCAGCTATACATAAGAAAGAGTAGGAAATAATGAGAAATAATTTCGAAGATAGATTAGAACAAGTTAGAAAACAAGCATCAAACGAAGTTGTACCACAAGCAGCACAAACAGAAAATTTTTTAAGTTTTGTCAACCCAGTAGAAGTAGTCGATCTTCCTTCTAAAGGAAAATTTTATCCAGACGGTCACCCTTTAAAAGATAAAGAATATATTGAAATAAGACAAATGACCGCCAAGGAAGAAGATATACTAACAAACAAATCACTTATTCGTAAAGGATTGATGATAGATAAACTAATAGAATCACTATTAGTAGATAAATCAATTCCTGTATCAAGCATATTGGTTGGTGATAAGAACGCTATCATGGTTGCTGCGCGCATAGCTGCATATGGACCAAGCTATGATGTTATTGTTGATTGTAAAGAGTGTGCTATCAAAAATACTCTTTCTATAGATTTAACTGAAGTTGTTAGCCGCCAAACATCACAAATTATATCCGAAATGTCTGGACAAAATGGTCTAAACGCAGAGCAGCTTGAAAATGGTACGATCCTAGTTCAATTACCTAGAACAGGATGGATTGTTCAATGTAGATTAATGACCGGGGTCGAGGAACGCAAAGTTATATCTATGATTGAACAAAAGAAGCGTATAGACCCTAATGGTGAAGTAACAACATCAGAACAATTAGAGATTATCATAGCATCAATTAATGCTGTTTATGATGATCAAGTTATTCGTGAAGCTATAAAAGTAATGCCGGCTTATGATGCAAAATATTTAAGAAGCATCTATCAAAAGATGATTCCAAATGTCCGTATCGAAAAAAGATATGTTTGCAGTTTCTGCTCAGAGGAACAAGAACTGGAGGTTCCTTTTACACAGGAATTTTTTTGGCCTAAGTGATCAATATAATAAAAGTGTTTATGAACAGATATTTTATATGAAACATTATGGCGGATGGTCTTTTATAGAACTCTACAATCTACCGGTAGCTTTAAGAAATTGGTTCGGTGAACAACTTACAAAAGAATACGAAAAACAAGCAGAAGAATACAAGAAATCAAGGTAGTAAAGGGGAAAGCGAGATTTATATCTCGCTTTTTTCTTTTGGGCATAATTATATATGCAACTTTATTAATCTTTTGGAAAACGATATATGCCAGATCCAGTAGATCCTAACCAGCCAATAACAAATCCTGCGACAACAGAAGCCAGTAATGAAGCTTTAAAGGAACAGGCAGCTAGATATGAGCAAATTAAGAACCTTGTTCTTGAGTTGAATGCTAATACTGGTTTATACAATGTTTCATTATCGGCACTTAATAATACTTCAAAAGATAGTATTTCCATAAGTGATAATTTAAAAACAAATTATCAAACTCTTTCAAATAATTTAAAAGAACTAGTTGAAAATACTCAAAAGCTGTCAACAAGCTTAAAAGATGATTTATCGACCGCTACTAACGACTTAACTGATGCGAACAAAAATCTCACCAACTCAGCAAAAAACTCTTCAGAAGCTTTAAATAGCGAAACTAATATTGTATCTAAATCTCTTTCTACAAAAGAAAAATTATTAAATTTACAACATAAATTATATGAACAATATGCAGACG